GCGCCGGGCTTACCATCGCCAGTTCCGCCAACTTCCTTCGCGGCACGTCGTCCGGCTTTGCCACCGGAATCTCGGATGGCCGCGTGGCAGCGGTCGACAAGCTGGACGGCTTCGTGACCGAGCTTGGCCGGCAGCCGTCGGCGCGCCTGGTCGATTATTGCGTGGGTGGCCTGACGTCCAAGGAAATCGCCCGCAAGTATGGTGCGACCGAGCGCGAAATGGCGTCGGTTCTCCACCATGATCTGCGGGCTTGTGCTGCTCACTTCCGCTTCACAGGGCGTGCGCCGAAACGTTGACTTTCGACACGAAACCCCCTATTGAGAACGCCAAGCGCAAAATTGCGCCGCGAACCCGCCAAATCAGGCGGGTTTTTTGTTGGCGTCCTCAGCGTCCAGAAGCGCCGCGACTTCGCGAACAAGATCCTTCAGGTGCTTCGGCAACTTGCTGGCGTCATCGTTCTTCCGGGCAAGGGCGAGCATCCCCATTTCGGCGGCGCGCAAGTGAACCTCGCGCAACTGAGACCGCCCGGCCAGGATATCCTCGAACGTCCGAAGCGGCAGGCGCATCGCCTGAGCCATTTCGGCCTGAGAGACCCCGGCAATTTTGCGGTAGGTATCGAGCATCGGCCCGGTCAGATGCAGCGGCATGGTCATCAGCTTCATTGAAAGAACCTCGCTGTTTTGCTATATCCGGGACCGGGTGAGGTTTGGACCCCCACCCGGCTCCGGGTTTACCGGCCTATGGAGATCGCGACTCTCCATCTGCCGAGCCGGACTTGGAAGGTGAGCTTGAAGCTCATTTGGACCTCCTAGTCCTACCGAAGCGGGATTGCTTCGGTAATGCTGTTATCCCACGGTTTCCGTGGAAGTGCAAGAGAAAAACCACGAAGTTCGTGGAAATAATTCAAAGCCGCTTCGGGTCCAACCGGGCGGCTTTCGCTTTTCTGATCCCCTGCCCCGGGACTTTGGAGCGCTGATACCGGCTATGCGCGGAAAGCTTCTCGCTCGATCCTAAGAAGAACCCGGCCGGGGCGGCGGTGCCGTCGGCTTTACCGGGGAAGCGGTGGCGCCGGAATTCGTAGGTGTCTGCATAGGTTTGTCACGACAGCCCGACGTTTTTGTATGCACCCGCTCAGACCGGGGAACCATCGATATGACCGCACCGCTTGGAAACCGCTTCTGGGAAGCGCGCAGCTCACACGGGCGCGCCCCGATCTTCGCCACGCCCGACGATCTGTTCGTGGCCTGTTGCGAATACTTCGATTGGGTGGAGGCGAACCCGCTCTATGAGGCCAAGGCCTTCGCTTACCAAGGCGATGTGACGATCAAGGAACTCCCCAAGATGCGTGCCATGACCATCATGGGCCTGTGCATCTTCCTCGATATCAGCCGCGCCACATGGGACAATTACCGCCAGCGGCAAGACTTTCTGGCCATCACCACGCGAGCAGAGGACATCATTCGAGCGCAGAAGTTCGAAGGCGCTGCCGCCGAGCTGCTGAACGCCAATATCATCGCTCGAGACTTGGGCCTGGCCGACAAGACCGAACTGACCGGTAAGGACGGCTCGCCGCTGATGCCGACGATCAATGCCAGCTTCAGCAGCGATTGATCTTCACTTCCACAAGAAGCAGACGCTCGCCTTTCACAGCACCGCCACGGAAATCCTCTACGGCGGCGCGGCTGGCGGCGGCAAAAGCCACCTCATGCGGCAAGCTGCTATCATGTGGTGCGCAGAGATACCCGGGCTTCAGGTCTACCTGTTCCGGCGCATCAGCGACGATCTGACCAAGAACCACATGGAAGGCCCTCAAGGGTTTCGCGCGCTGCTCGCCGGCTGGGTGGCGTGTGGATGGGTTGAGATCATCGAGGACGAAATCAGGTTCTGGAACGGCTCAAAAATCTTCCTCTGTCACTGCAAAGACGAGAAGCACCGTTTCAAATACCAGGGCGCCGAAATCCACGTCCTGCTGATCGACGAGCTGACCCACTTCACGGAAGTCATCTACCGCTATCTGCGCATGCGTGTGCGCATGGTCGGCATCAAGCTTCCCGAGAAGTACAAGGGCTGTTTCCCGCGCATCCTGTGCGGCGCGAATCCGGGCGGCATCGGCCACCAGTTCGTCAAGCAGACGTTTGTCGACGGCGCGGTGCCGATGGAGATCAGGCAGGCCGCGAAATCGGAAGGCGGCATGCGCCGGCAGTTCATCCCGGCTCTGCTCGAAGACAATCCGTCGATGAACGACAACGATCCAGAGTATGAGAACCGACTGCACGGCTTGGGATCGGAAGCGCTGGTGCGGGCGATGCGCTACGGTGATTGGGATGTCATCGAAGGCGCGTTCTTCGACAACATGGACCGTCGCCGGCACGTCATCCGGCCTTTCCAGATCCCCGAGCATTGGACGCGCTTCCGCGCTGGCGACTGGGGCAGCGCCAAGCCGTTCGCGTTCGGCTGGTACGCGGTGGCCTCGGATGACACCATTGTGGCCCCGGGGATCGTGATCCCGCGCGGCGCGCTGGTCAAATACCGCGAATGGTATGGGATCAAGACCGACAAGGACGGCCAGTACAAGCCGGACACCGGCCTGAAGATGCATGCCGATGCCGTCGGCGCTGGCGTGAGGGAGCGGGACGGAACCGACGTCATCAGCTATGGCGTTCTCGACCCTGCCGCGTTCAGCCAGGACGGTGGCCCGTCGATCGCCGAGCGCATGGCACGCGGCACAGACGGCAAGAACGGAGCGACTTTCAGGCCGGCAGACAATGCTCGCGTTGCCGGGCGCGGCGCGATGGGCGGATGGGATCAGATGCGCGGCCGACTGACTGGCGATGAAGACGGGCGGCCGATGCTGTTCTTCTTCGAAACCTGCGTTCACACGATCCGCACCATCCCTGCGCTTCAGCACGACGAGAACAGGCCGGAAGACCTGGACACGACGCAGGAAGATCACGCGGCCGACGAGACGCGCTACGCCTGCATGTCGCGGCCATGGACGGCTAAGCCGCCCGCGAAACCGAAGCCGAAGCTTCAGCCCGGCCAGGTGCTTCTGCCCGGACCACCCGAAGAACGAACCGGCACGAGGATCAGCGTATGACAGAACCGCTATATCGCGCTGGACATCGTTTCGAAGGACCGGACGGCCAGGCTTACGAGCTGCTGAACGATGTCATCTCCGGGCGGCCGATCATGGCTTGCGAGTTCGTGCCTCTGAACGGCGCGCCGCAGCCTCAGAGTGGCAAGGAGATGCCGGCGTGGCTGGCTCAGCAGGTTCGGGCCGGCTGATGTCCAGAAACCTGAAGCTGTTCGCGGCTGGGCTTCTCTGGCTCGGCTTCTACATCGTCGGCATCGCAGGCGGCGGCATCGCATGGCTCGCGAACCAGGCGCTAGGACTTGCCCATGGCTGACTACAGCACGACAGAAGCCGCGCCCGACGATGAGGCGACTGACGACGCTGCGGCGCCCGTCAACAATGGCCGGTCGGCCAAGTCCTATCTGGCGCTGATCACGCATTCCCGGCGCGCCTTCAAGGCGTACAACGACCGGTGCGACAACATCGAGCTTCAGCTTGCCAATCTGGAACGCCTGGCAAAGGCGACGCGTGATCGCGAATATCAGATGTTCTGGGCGAACCTTGAGGTTCTGAAGCCGTCCGTTTATTCGCGCCCGCCCGTGCCCGTGGTGACGACGCGCTTCAATGATCGCCGGCCGGCGCATCGCGAAGCCTGCGAAGTGCTGGAACGCTGCTCGATCGTCAATTTCGAGCGGGAAGACATCGACAGCACCATGCGGCTTGTCCGCGATGACCTCGTGGTAAACGCGCGCGGCGTGGCCTGGTGCTGGTATGAGATCGACGAGCGGAAGCAGCAGCGCGCCCGCGTTGCGCACGTCAACCGCAAGGACTTCCTGCACGATGCCTCGGCCCGCTACTGGTCGGAAGTCGGCTGGGTGGCCCGCTGCACGTGGCTGACCCGCAAGGAGGCCCGCAAGCGCTTCGGCAAGTATTCCGGCAATGCCTATTCCGACGCCGCTTTTGCGAAGCAGAAGGACGCCGACGGCAACGCCGAGCAGACATCAACGGCCGAATTCTGGGAGCTTTGGCACAAGGGCGAACAGCGCATCGTGTGGGTGAGCCCCGGCTGTGACAACGTGCTCGACGAGGCCAAGCCCGAAGAGATGTTGCAGCTTGACGACTTCTACCCGTGCCCGCGCCCGTCGTTCGGCACGCTGAAGAAGGACACGCTGCAGCCGGTCCCCGACTTCCTCTACTACAAGGACCAGATCGAGGAAGTGAACGAACTGACGGCGCGCATCTCGTCGCTGTCTGAGGCTCTGCGGTTGAAAGGCTTCTATTCCGGCGGCGCGGAAGACCTGGCCGACGCCATCGAAAAGGCCGTCAAGACCACGAACAACAACGCGATCCTGATCCCGGTTTCGAACTTCGCGGCGATCGGCGGCCAGGGCATGAAGGAATCCATCGTCTGGCTCCCGCTCGACGTGGTGGCCACGACCATCCAGGCCTGTATCAACATCCGTAAGCAGTTGATCGACGACATCTACCAGATCACCGGCCTTTCGGACGTGATGCGCGGCGCGACCAACCCGAACGAAACGCTCGGCGCGCAGCAGCTCAAGAGCCAGTATGGTTCGATCCGCGTTCGCGACAAGCAGTTCGAACTGGTGCGGATCGCGCGCGACATCACCCGAATTCAGGGCGAGATCATCGCCGAGAACTTCACGCCCGAGACGCTGCTGGCGATGTCTCAGAGCGATATCCCGACCGTCCAGCAATTGCAGGAAAAGGCCAACGGCATCCATCAGCAGATGATCGCGCTTCAGGGCAAGGTCAAGATGGCGGCACAGGACCCGCAAGCGCAGCAGATGGCCCAGCAGAACCCGGAGCAGGCCGGCCAGCTTGTGCAACAGGCTCAGCAGCAGATGAGCGCCTTTGAGGGGCAAATCCAGGACCTTCAGAACACCGTCACCATCGAAGCGGTGGCGGCGCTACTGAGAGACCAGCGCCTGCGTCCGTTCATCATGGACATCGAGACGGATTCGACGATCCAGCCCGACGAGGATGCCGCCAAGCAGCGCGTCACTGAATACACCACGGCGGTGGGCGGGTTCATTGCTCAGTCCTTCCCGATGGTGCAGCAGGCGCCCCAGCTCGCGCCCTTCGTCGGTGAGATGCTGAAATTCGTGTCCTCGCCGTTCCGGGCCGGCCGCGCTCTTGACGGCGCGATCGATGACCTGGTTGAGCAGATGCAAGAGTACGCCAAGCAGCCGAAGCCGGACCCGAACGCGGCACGCGCGCAGGCCGACGCTCAGGCACAAGAGAAGGAAATGCAGTTCAAGCAGCAGGAGGCCGAGCAGAAGGCGGCTTCCACCGCTCAGGAACTCGAATTCCGCAAGCAGAGCCATCAGATGACCATGGCCGAAAAGACCATGGATCTTCGGGCGAAGCGGCAGCAGGCGAACATCGACCAGAACAACGCGCTAATCGCACAGGGCCTGCCGCCTCAGCCGGATACCGAGATGGACGATCACCGCGCCATGCTCGCGCAGATGGCGTCCGACCGCCAGCAGACCAACGCGCTGCTCGCCGCGCTCACCCAGGCGCTGACAGCACCCAAGCGCATCGTGAGGGACGGCGCCGGCAAGCCGGTCGGCGTCGAAGCCGTACCGCCTCAGAACACAGGAGCACAGGCAAATGGCTACAACCAGTGAAGTCGAAGTCGGCATGGCCGCGATTGCGCAGCGCCTCACCGACAACCGCGCCGTCATGTTGAAGGCGAAGCAGAATGCGGCAGCAGTTTCGGCTGCTTTGTCGGCGATCACGACCGATTACGCCGCCGTCATCTCGACGATCCAGGCTTACGGCACGTCGGATGCCTACGAGGCGCAGATGAAGGCCAAACTGGCGAAGATGACCACCGAGTTCACGGCGCTCAAAGGCACTGCGGACGCAATCGCGGCAGCGAACATCTGACGATGGCGGTTGCGCTCGCAGCGAGGGGTTTCAAGCTCCCACGGTTTGAGCCGTGGCGGCTGTTGAAGCCTTTGCGCATGTTCGACGGGCAGTTCTACCCGTATCAACCGATCCAGTTCATGGATGGTCTGCTGAACCCGATCATCGGCGCAGGCAATCCGCCGGTCCAACGCACCTTCCTGGGTGCCCTTACGCAGAATGTAGCCTCAACCGGTTACAACTACGGCAATTTTTCTCCCGTCTCTGCCGGCCTCCTCGTAGTTGGGTGCATCGGCCGCGCTGGCGCGGGCAGAACGGTATCTTCTATTTCGGTGGGCGGCTCCAGCCAGACACTGCTGACCAATCCTTCGGGCGACCAGAACCCCAACGCGCTGGTGTGCGTGCCCGTCTCTGCGGGGTCATACGCTGTTTCATGCACCTTCAGTGGTGGTTGCACCCATTCCGTCGCATTCGGGTGGCTCCTGCAAAACGTGCAGAACAATACGCCGGTCTCAGTTTTCGGCGCGAACTTTAATCCGGGCGGCGTCTCGTCTGTCACGGGCTCCGTAAACATCATGGCCGGCGGCTCAGTGTGTGCCATCCACATGCATCCGAATACCAGCGGCACGACTTGGACCGGCCTCACCGAAGAATACGATGCCGTCACTACTGTCTCGTACAGTGCGGCCGACGGCGACTTCGTGTCCGATCAGACGGGCTACAACGTGACCGCTGCATGGACGTCCAACAACTCCTATGCGCTCTCGGTAGGGTCGTGGAGGTAACATGCGGATTCCTTCCGGCAAGATCGACCAGAACATCTTTTTCGTAGCGGTTGATGCGACCGACCTGAAGACGCGCAAAACGGGCCTGACGTCGTTCACGGTCTATCGTAGCCGCAACGGCGGCACGACGACGATCTACACCACGCCGACCATTGTTGAACTGTCCGCTGCGAACATGCCGGGCGTGTACTGCCTCCTGGTCGACGAAGACACCACCATCGCCTCCACGTCGGACGCGGAAGAGCAGGTGCTGCACATCACACAAGCGAGCATGGCGCCCGTCACGCGCGTCATCGAGCTTTTCCGGCGCGACACGACGAGCGGCCGGACCGCGCTGATTGATGCCAACGGCCGGGTGGACGTAGCCGCCATCGCGGGCACCGCTCAGACGGCGCGCGACATCGGCGCAAGCGTGTTGCTGTCCTCGGGCACTGGAACGGGCCAGGTGAGCTTGGCTGCTGGCGTCGTGGCGAGCAACATGACGCAGATCGCGGGCTCGGCAGTGAACACGGCCAGCGCGCAGCTCGGCGTCAACGTCGTAAATGCGGGCGGCACCGCCTGGAACTCGGGCGCGATCACCGCCAATACTTTCGCGGCCGGCGCGATCACTGCGGCGAAGTTCGCGGCCAATGCCCTCGATGCCGTCTGGTCGACCGCGACCCGCATTCTGACGGCAGGAACGAACATCGTGCTCGCGAAGGGCACGGGCGTCACCGGCTTCAATGATCTGGACGCGCCTGGCGTGCGCGCCGCGATTGGCATGGCAGGGGCCAATCTGGACACGCAGCTTGCGGCGCTGTCGGCGAACGACAACACCATCAACAACAACGTGCTGGCGGTGAAGAACAAAACGGACAACCTGCCGGCCGCGCCCGCCGCAGTGAGCGACATTCCGACGGCAGCGGCGAACGCGACGGCCTTGCTAGACGGCGCGGCCGGCGTTGAGGCCGGCATGACGGTTCGGCAGGGCTTGAGGCTCTTCGCTGCGGCGCTGCTCGGCAAGGCTAACGGCCTCGCGACATCGACCGTCAAGTTCCGCGACACGAACGACACCAAGGACCGCATTTCCGCTCAGGTCGACGCGGACGGCAACAGGTATTCGGTCACGCTGGACCCGAGCTGATGTTTGCCGATCGCTATTTCGGCCCCCGGTACTTCGGCAATCGGTACTTCGGGCCGGTCGGCAGTGCCCTTCAGCCGTTCCTACACGATACCCACGACGGCAAGCCACAAGTCTGGGATTTCACCGAAAGCGAGCGCGACGAGGAACGGCGCCGGGTTACGGCTCGAGAAGATGCTGAGGCTCGCCGTCAAGCGGTCCGCAATGCCTTCCGAAAGGCAAACGGCGAACTCGATGCCGAAGAGATGGCACGGCAGGCCCTTGCCGCGGTGCCGCTGCCAGTCAACACGCCGCCTGCTGTTCGTGCCGCCTACCAGCGCATGATCGCGGATCTGGCGCAACAGAGGATCGAGCAGAACGAGGACGATGAAACAGTCGCTCTCCTGCTGCTCGCCGCATAGGACAAGGTGACATGATGAATCCGATTACGTGGCTTGGCTTCGTCATCAGCGCCTGCGTGTTCGCCGTCATCTTTCTCGGTGGCGTCATCGTCTATGGCGGAGAGTTTTCGCGCGATGCAGCGCTTGCGGCGGCCTTCCTCGGCTGCATTTCGCAGTTCATCGGCCAGGATCAGCGAGCCTATAGGCCGTCGATCTATACCGCCTATGCCGGCTTCGTCCTGTCGGGCCTTGCGCTCCTGCTCTTCATGGCGGGTCGCTGAACTTAGGAAGGAACACCAACATGCCAGTCAGTGCTGATGAACTCTGCCGGGGCGGAATGGCCTATCCGGTGGCGATCGAGGTGGCGCGGCAGATGAATGCCGGCGTCTCCAATGGCAATACCGAACGGCTGACCGCCGTCGGCGTCCCGGGCGAGCAGGCAAGGGAGATTGCCCGGCAGATCAACGCAGGCGCCTTCGATGCCAATAAACTTGCCCTGGCCAGCGTGCACCCGTCAGTCGCGGCTCTCCTGAAGCGGACGAGCGGCCTCTGATGGGCATTCCCGTCAACGTCGTCGCTGCGGGCGGCCTGCCGGTCACGGTAGCGCAGACGGGGTACGGCACGCCGATGGAAGTGGCGCCGGCCGGGCTCGGCATTCCGGTGACGTTCGCAGCCAACGGGCTACCTGTCGTCGGCATTTCCGACGCTTCGCTTTACTGGGGGCAGGTTGCCACCAAGGCGTACATCCCATCAGGCGTTTCGGCGACCAACAAGACCGCGACATCCCGGAGCCATCATGTCGCACGCGACAACATCTCGGCGCTGAAGATCGAGCTTCCGAACTGGTATTGGGCGCGTGGCACGACCGGACCGGAAACCAATGGTGGCGGCAACATCACCGTCACGGCGTCGATCGAGTATCCGGCCGCACCGTTCACGCAAGTGAGG